AAATAAAATTAATTCGCCAAAGTTTAAATGTTACACAACAAGAATTGGCAAAGAAATTAGGAACACCAGCAAGTACAATCTCAAACATTGAAAACGGTAGCAGGGAAATTCCAAAATCTTTAATGAAATTGATGGTGGAACAACTTCAAATTAATGCGGCATGGTTGCTGACTGGTAACGGTGAAATGTTTGCAAATGACTCTTGCAAGGCCGTAGCTAATTCTGAGGTTAAAATACCGCTGCTCAGACAGTCAGTGTCATGCGGTCCTGGAGAAGAATGGCAGGATGCGGATTCAGTGGAGTGCTACATAGAGCCGATGCACCTGCTCCCAAGCTTAAAAGACAGGGCTGTGTATGCGTTCCGTGCGCGGGGCACGAGCATGGTCGGTGCGGGCATAGATGACGGAGACATAATATTGTTCGACGGAGAGCGCGGGCAGATTGTGACCGATGACCTGTATGTGTTCGCCCTGAACGGCTCGGTTTTCTGCAAGCTGGTGAAATTCGATGAGATTACTGGCAGGATACGAATCTATTCCATGCACACGGAGAACATCAAAGACGCGGAGCTGCTAAAGGAACTTGATCCGTCAAACTCGGCAGACGCTGACACATTCCGCCTCTTCGGGCGCGTGCTGGCCTGGATGCACGAGAACCGCCTTATGAGCAGGCATTAAAAAAGCCCCGGAAGTGATTTCACTTTCGGGGCATATGTTTTAATAATCGATTACATATATTTCAACAAAGCTTTTATAAACTCATAATCTACAGCAAAAGATGTTTTTCTTGAAGAATCAGAACTGTTTCCCAATGTTACTTCAAGTTCATTGGCATTTTTGAGGGCTTCCATCTGAGCATCAAATAAAGCTCCAACCATGATAAAGTAGTAGCCGTTATCTGAATCATGAGGACTTGATAATGCATCCTTCATGGAGACAGTTTTCTGACCAGTACTTATTATGTACTCGTCCCAATATCCATGCTCAAAAGGCTCATCTTTTCTTAGGGCTGCAATATACCCCTTATAGATTATGTTTTTACCTATCTCAGTTTTGATGACAGCAAAGGCCAGACCTTTGCTGGTTGAATCTTCTTGAATAGCGTATGCGACACTTGTATCTTTGGAATCGTCCTCTGTTGTCACCTTATAGGTGATTTTCTCGGTATAACCGTCTTTTGACTGAGACCACACGACAGATTCTTTTGCACTGTTATCATTACTGTCATCATCGCTTTTGCAGCCAATAAACAACAGTGGTAACATCAGAAACAAAAACAAAAACTTTTTCATAAAACAAAACTCCTGTTGGTCACATTATATACTTTCATGGGCGATGAAAACAACTCCAAAAATAATTTCAGTTCTAAATTAAAAAACGCCGTAAACAAGCCGTTCGGGCAGTCGGTGGCAAATTATCCGCTTTTGCCCAAAAACACGCTAAAAACCATTTAAAAACCGTTTAGAAGCCAATGTTTTCTGTGAATCGCAGGCTTAAAACCGCCGTATATGATTCACACGCAAAAATTCATCAAAAGAACCCGCGTTTTGCGGGCTTTTTCATTTTAAACCAGCCCATTCAATCCTGCCCGTATTTCAGCAATCATCGTGCATCAAGAATAAACTGAGAATCATGAAAATCAGAAAAAGACAAATCGCCAAGGCTGGCATCTTCGGCTCAATCGAGAATCCGACCGTGGTAAAAGAAAGCGAGCTTGAGGAAATCGCGGAGACATTCCCGGAAATCAAGCGCGCTCCAATCAAGCTCGGTAATCACTGGAGCGATGACCGCCCTCGGCTGGGCAATGTAATCAGCGTGACATACGACAAGAAAGGAAAGAGCCTCTGGGCTGAAATCGAGGAGCACGACACTCTCTCACAGGCAGTTGACGAAGGCTATTATCCAGATGTGTCCATCGGCGCGAAGCAGCGTGCCAGCGACGGAAAGATGTACCTTCATCACCTTGCATACCTCGGCAACGAACCCCCGGCAATCAAAGACCTTCATGACTCAATCGAAAAGGACATGAGCGAGGCTGAGAAAACGCTGGCTGCAAGCGACGCAGACGGAATCCGGGCATTTCCGGGCACAGGCGAAAAGGAACTTTACCTTTCCGACACTCAAACCAAAACCCAAAAGAAAAAAATAGAGGAGGATCTTATGAGCGAAGAGGAAATCAAGGCGTTGCGCGAAGAAAACGAACGCCTCAAGGCTGAGGCCGGAGCAAAGGAAAAGCTCCTGAGCGACAGCCTTGCAAGACAGCGTGAGAGCGAGAAAGAAGCACTCCGCAAGGCCGCCGAGGGAAAAGTTCCCGAAGCTGAGCTGGAGAAGCTTCTCGCACTCGCAGACAGCTTCGAGCAGGGAAAGACAATCGAGCTTTCTGACGGCACAGGAAAACGCACGGCAAGCCCTGTTGCTGTCCTTTCCGAGGTATTCGGAAAAATGGCGAAGCCCGTTGAGCCTGGTGCGCTCAACCTTTCGGACTCAGCTTCGGCTGCCCCTGAAAAACCGCTCGCATCAAAAATGTTCGGCCATGTGTAAGGAGGAGACATGAACAAGATTATTGGAGAAGTGGAAGTCACCCGCCCACAGATTCTGCACGGTGACCACCATATCGTAAGCGGTGCGGCAATCGCCGATGAAACCGCAAAATTTTCGGCAGGAACCCTGCTTTACAAGGACGAGGGAAATTATGTTCCCCTCGCAAAGAACGACGCGGAGCACAAGCCTGTTGCCGTAGCGGTCGAGCCTCTTGAAGAGAAAGCTGACGGATCGGTAATCCTTGCTTGTCTTCACGGAGCAGTGCGCGCAGAAAAGCTCGTATATGCTGACGGCAGCGCAATCACGGACGGCAGCGTTGAGGATTTGCGGTCCGCAGGAATCTACTGCATCGAGGGCGAATCAGCCGCCCAGGAGGAATAACAGATGCCAATTAATTACGCCGCAAGATTCGGCAAGTATTTCACACAGGCAAAGGTCGCTGACATCATCAGCAATATGCCTAAGCCAGAGACACCAATGAAAGACCTCTTCTTCCCAGCTGGAAGACAGAAACAGAAGTCAGGAGCATTCATTGCCGTTGAGGACATTCAGCGGGTAACTGGCTCAATCCCGCTCGTAAGACGTGGGAGCCGCTCATATTCACTTGATGACGGCTCATCTGTCCGAAAGATGATTGAGGTTGACGGTTTCATTCCGTCAAAGTTCATCACTGCGGCAGACCTCAACACTCTCATCTCACTTGGCGATGAGCAGGCAATCAGCGCATGGGTCAACGAGAACCTTGAGTATCTTCGTGACCGCATCAGCGAGTCAACCGAGACACTCATCTGCCAGGCACTCAGCGGTAAAATTGCGTATCCTCTCGCCTCAGACGGCTCAATCACTGGCAAAGAAGAAATTGATCTTGGCGACCCGCACGCAATCAGCTCAACAACTCTCAAGAAGGGCGATGTCGGCCAGCTCCGAAAATGGCTTGAAGAACGACTTACCGAGCACAGAAAGAAAGCCGGTGCGGCTTCCAGCCCCGTCAACTTTGTCGGTGCGACAGTGTACAACGAGATCGTTGACACAATGACAAGCAAGGACAATCTCCCGATTGTCTGGACAGACACAGGCATGAAGCTTTTCGGAAAATATGATGTCCGTCCGCTCGACACAGCATATACTTTGCCAGGCTCACAGCAGGCGAAGTCAATCCTCGGAGCTGACGAAAGCCGCATCATCGACATTGCGAACCCAGGAGACCTCTTCTACCTTGCCATCGACGACATGGACGCAAAGCTTGCCGCAATGCCGTTCTATGCAAAGCCAATCAACTGCGAGGATCCGTCTGGCATCAAGCTCATCGGTTACTCAAAGCCGCTCCCAGCCTTCGCAATGAAACGCCAGTCAAAGCAGACAGTGGCATTCAACTAGGAAGGAGCCTGATATGGAAGAGTACGGCATTGAAGGAATCCTTGCGGAGACGCGGGAAAAAACGGAGTTCGAGCCTTTTGGTCCGGCTGTCACCAAAGAGGATGTGGCAGAATGCCTGTCCAACAACCTCTACATGCAGCTGAGCGAGAAAAGTGACAAATTCGTGCTCGATGCCGTCAGCCGGGCGGAAACCTACATCGGTGCCGTGCTCTCATACCTGCATGTAAAATTTGACCTGGACAACAAGGTTGTCCGCCAGATAGTCCTGATGCAGTCAATCTATGAGCTGCACATGGCACTTGGGCATGAAGAGGCTGGGCGCGAGTACCGCATTCAAGCGAAGAACACAATCATCGCAGCTTACGGCTCGTTCCCCGACACGGACAACTCGGACAAACCGCAGAAGGCTCAGTCAGCCTGTGTTGTTCGCCCGAAAGACTCACCGCGTATGCGGCGGGTATGGAAAGCCAGGAGACAAAGCCTGTGAGCGAAAACAATGTCGCCGAAGAGCTTGATTCGCTTGCGGAAAAGCTGTCCGACATTGCACGGCTCGAAAAAGCCGGAAGGACGGCCGCCGAAATTCTCAGATTTCACATCTACGAGGGCAAAGGTTTCACGCCGCTGTCAAAGGTGACGGAAGAATACCGTGGAGCAGGACGGCCGCTCCAGGATTCGGGCTCGCTCAGGGACTCAATCACGAGCGAGCTGAAAGACAAGAACACTGTCATTGCCGGAACCACGAAGATCCAGGCACCGCTCATGAACGACGGGGGCACGATTACTGCCCGCAAGAACTGGCTGTTCATACCTGCGAAGGGAACCCGCCAGCTTGAGAGGCGTTACGGCCCCAAGCCGAAGGACGTCCTGGACGGACTTCGGAACGGTGATTACAGGGTGTTCAGGATCGGGCGCACCGTGTGCTACAGGAAGAAAGACAAGGACTCGGATACTCGAGTCGCTTATTATCTTAGGAAAACTGTTACAATCCCGGCGCGCAAATTCTGGTATCTGAGCGATGACGAGATGAGGCAGATTGAGAGGGAGATTTTCCCTGACGCATAGGAGGTGCAAGGTTGAGAACATACGAGGCTCTGAAACTCTTCGCTTCCCAGCTGGAGCGAAACATAGCGGGCGACTCGTTCAAGACCAAAGTCGTGATAACCCCGGCAAGCTTGAAGGAGAAAGGCGTGATCATCGCGCTGTCGCTCCTTAAAAGCGTGCCGGATAACGCACGACTTGGCAAATACACCAGCCGCACATTGAGAATCAAGGTCGCCGTACAGGGAAGCCTGGAAAGCCAGACAGGACTTGAGCAGGCTTGTGACCTCATAGAAAGCCTTGACGAATATCTTTCCACGCCACAACTTCATCTAAAGGCATGGAAAGAGACAGACAATGCGATGGGCGGAGAAATCCCGCTCGCGAACACAAGGATCATCCAGAAAATCTCGGCGGAGGATTCCTTTGTCGGCTCGCCCGACAGCACTGAGATTCAGTATGCCGATGACGACAGGATTGTTCTGATAACCATTCCTACAGGGAGGCAATAAATGGTTCATATCACACGGTACAAGACCGAGAACGGAAGGACAACCGTACTCGAGAACGAAAACAAAAAAAACGAACCGGAGCAGACACCGCGAAAAAAAACGGAAAACGCTGGTTCTGAAAAAGACGGGAAAAAGGAGGAGCAATAATGGCAAAAAGAGAAGAGACGCCATTGGTAGGTGACGACGGCCTTATCATGACAGGCTCGAAGGGCACCGAATATACCGGAGACGGCCAGAAAACACTGAACCGGCTTGTCGGAGGTGAAACGGACGGAGACGGAAGCGGAATGTACCTCATCTCCGCGCTCGCAGACACCGGCTCCTTCATTCCGAAAGGAATGAAGGTCGGAGAACTTTATCCGGCTACCGGAAAAGAGGTTCTTGCCAACGGTGACAAGCTCATTAAGCTCGACCTCACTCATGTCGCTGATGCGACAGGCTGGCAGTTCCAGATCACGCAGAGCGAGATTGATGTCACACGCTTGAAGGACAACTTCAAGAAGTACCGTCTCGGAAAGAAAGAGGCAACCGGCACCGTCAACTCAATCATGACTCTCGGAGTTTCGGACGAAGCTGACGGAATCGTCGCAAAGACAATGAAGCTTTTCCGCCGTACAGCTGACGGCACCGTGACTGTCAGCGAGCTTGAGAATAAGCCAGTCTATTTTCTCGGCTATGTCCGAAAGACCGATACTCCGGGCGAGACAGAAGCATTCGTGTTCGCCCAGGTTTATCTTTACAACATGAACCTCGGCGGCCAGACAGGAAACGCACAGAGCTATGACAGCTCGATGCGCATGACAGGAATGGATCCGGTATTCTATTCACTCGACATTCCGAGCCTCACCGGAGAAACAACAACAGGAGACTAAAAGATGAAAATTTCAGTGACACAAAAAGGCGTGTTCTATCCTGAATGGAACCACAACCTTGACCTCCCGGAAGCAGAAAGAATCCGCGTAGAATACAAGATTCCATCAATCGCAATCCGTGAGCGTATTGAGGACAGGAGCGAGGCAAAGGCCCGCGCAGACAGCAAGGGCAATGTCGAGGGCGTTGACATCGTTCTGAAAACAGACGACAACGCCATCATCGATGCCATGCTCACAGGCATCTATAACTGCTCGGCGGAGGTTGACGGAAAGACAATCGAAATCAACGGTGCGAAAACACTCCGTGAGGCTCCGTGTGTATTCGGAGACCTCTATGATGAGATTGTCAGGGAACTGCGCGCAGCTCTCAAACGGGGAATCAACGAAAAAAACTCCGCATAGCCTTCCGTATATTTAAAGAGGGCCTGCATGAGCATGAGTATAAAGGCAGGCGTGCAAAGGTTCTCTGGAACACGCGGGTCAAGGATGACGACGGAAACGAAATCTTCATTGAGCGCGGTTCTTTCGGAGATTATGTCAACGAAGAGTTCTGGAGCGCATACCGGGTCTACATACTTACGGAAAACATGCAGTGCCTTCCTTTCAGCGGGGGCTGGGCTGAGCAGCCGGAGAGCATAACGATGGCAATCAACCTGTTCCGAGTTGAGCAGAGCCGCTGGGAACAGGAAGAGCGCGAAAAAGAACTTGCAAAAGCAAGACAAAACAGATGATTAAATGGCGTTTTGAGAGTATTCTACAGCTTTTCAGAACGCCTTTTTTTTGCCCGCATTACGGCATTTAAAGCGATATTGCCGCACAATGTAAGGCATGGCGGACAAGAAAACTCTCGAATATCAGATTAAAGTCCTCGCTGACAAGGCTGTGGAATGCCTCTCTGACATGTCAGCGAAATTTAAGGGCATGGCCGAGAAAGTCTCGGATGCATCCGAAAAAATCAAGAAAAACTCTGCGACATTCACGGACCTGGAATCGGCCGCAAAACAGGCGGCATCATCAATAAAGCTGTTCGGGGCATCATCATCTGAGCTCCGGGCAATGCAGCAGAAACTTAAAGACGGAACGCTTTCCCTTATTGCGCAGGGATTCAAGCCGGAGCAATCTGAAATCAAAAAGCTCGTCGAGGAATACAAGAACCTCGGAAAACAGGCTGATGACATCGACTCAAAAAACAACGGCCTCATGGGCATGTTCCAGAAACTCAAATCGGAGGTCGGGAATCTTGCGGTTACAGTCGCCGCCGTTAAGTTTGACAAATTCCTTGCAAAAACTGCAAGCTATGCCCTGGAGAGCGC